GTTAGTAGAGGACAAGAAGGAACAACTATCAACATCAATCATCCCGATGGTTGTATAATTGCTAAACTTGATAAGCAATCAAATGCTTCATATATTACTGGTTCTGACCTCAACAATGATGATCAACTAGATGAACCATTATCTGGTATTGGAAATGGAACTGGTAATGTAAGAATTGGTATTGCTGAATTTGGTGGTACTTTAACTACTGCTGATCTTATCAGATTGTCTCAATCAGAATTTGTTGCTATTGAAAGTTTAGTTTCAACCTCTCCACAATCCTTAATTGTTAATGATGGTGGGGACCCTGCTGTTGATGTATTCAGAGTAGAATCTACTACCGGCGATACTTTCATTCTAGGTGATGTTGGAGTTGGTGTTGGATTTAATAAGTTTACAATTGATAGTGTTACTGGAAACACTACTGTTGCTGGAACTTTAACCACAGAAAATACACTGACGATTAATGGTTCTACGATTCTAAATCAGCAATTCTTTACTATCACTAACGGTGGTGCTACTGGAACTCCAATCAGAACAACTTTACAAGTTGATACTGCGACTGGTGATCTAACGATCAACGGTGGTGATATGAACTTCTTCGGAACTGATGGCACTACTCCACGCTTGACATTTGATAATTCTTCTGGAGACTTTGCTGTATATGGTTCGTTCTCTGCTTTAGGAACAGGAGTATCTACATTTGGTGGATCACTTGATATTGATGGTGGAATTAATCTTGAATTCCAGGAAGGAGTTGGAAGAGGAGCAATTGATTCTAAGTTTGAAATTACAAACACAGATGGCGATAGCATCTTCCAAGTCTCTGATAATGGAGCATTGAAAGTTGCTCAAATTGAAAATTATATTAGTGATACTGGTGGTCGTAAGTGGGTATATGTTGGTGATACTGCAACGACTTTAGACGCTAATGTCAATTACTTTGTTAACTGTTCTGGTAATACTCTTTTGAGATTACCTAGCAGTCCTCAAATGGGCGATATGGTTCGTATTATAGATATAAGTGGTAGTCTCACATATAACCAAACGATGGTCGTTAGAGCATTTGCTAATACCAAAGTTCAGGGTGAGATATCAAATACTGGTCAGTCACTAATGTCGGGTGTTCAGTCATCTGAATTTGCTGGATGGAGTGGTGGTGAACTAGTTGTACAAACACCAAATGCTTCGTTCGGATTAGTTTATGCTGGAACATCTGCGCCTGGTGGTCAACCTGGTGTGCCGTCATCCCTTGCGGGTTGGTACTTAATGGACGTATAAGAAAATGCCTTTCTATCAAGAAACAAGAACCATGAAAGGTGCCGTTATTGGCACCATCATGCCATGGTCTGGACCTATCAGTAATATACCAAAAGGTTGGATTATTTGTGATGGAACTCAACCACCAGCAAATGAGTATCCCCTACTTGTACAGGCGATTGGGGATACTTATAATTCTGGACTTACTAATTTAGGTGGAGGATTTCCAGCATATACTGGCAATTTTACATTACCTAATTTGGTTGGTGGCAAAATGTTGATGGACATTGAACAATCTTATTTTGGGTCATTAAATGCTGTCAGGGATAATGATCCTGATGCTGGTAATTTAATTTCGCCATATATTGGACAAAATACTGATAATGGAGTAAATGCTGCTTGGAATAATGTATATACTGATGTAGTTTTTACATTAAATGAGAGAACTGGATATTCTGGAAATATTAGAGGTAACAGTATTATAGACGGCGAAGGAGAAAAATCTATATTTATTGGTGGCAGAAAATTAGGACATACTCACGTCAGAGCACATGGTCATAGTGGAATTTATGAAACTATAACTGGGGGTATTGGTAGTGCTCCAACAGCAACGAACCAAAGACCTGGATTGGGTGTTATACCATATGATAATATAACAGCAACATTTAATTATGCTGCTATTGATGAAGCGCCAACAGTTTTTGGTAGTAGATTTGATGATGGCGTTGTTGACTCTGTTCGTCTTGGAATGGAAGGATTTACAAAAGGTAATGTTGCTTTGGATGCTGCCGGTAATTGGGGATCTTTTGGTAATTTTAGTGGATTTGGCAGTGGAGACCCAGGAAGAACTGTTATGAGAACTAGTGGTGAAAATCCACCCATTAACTTATCACCACAAAGAGTTACTCAGAGTTCTCTTGCTCTCGCTGTAAATTTTGATTACCCTGTTTTAGGTGGTAATGGAGCTAATTCGGTTCCTTTTGCGTCTGGTGGCGGTAATACCAATATTCCATCTGGATTTACTAATTACTATCAAGATGTACCACTTGCTGGAAACTACGGTACATTACTGAGTAATCCTGGATCTAGTTTTATTACTGATACGGGTGGTGGCGCACAATCAAACGTTGATGCTCATGATCATGAACCAATTACAGTTGTATATGATCAAAATAGTTTAAAACCACAATCTACATTGGTTGCTGATGTCAATATTCCCGCTACCACCAATCTAGATAATGCTTCAAATGTTGCGGCATTACAGATTAGTATGAACACTAGTCAACCGTCTATGACATGTATATACATCATCCGAGCATACTAAAATGGCAAATTACACATACGAAAGATCAAAATATGGAGGATGTGTTGGTAGTATACTAGTACATACCACTCCAGCAATTTCTTCGTCTAACGACCCTACCACTGCTCAATTTAGAGATAATATTCCTGCAGGGTATTTGAAGTGTGATGGATCTGTCTTATTAGCAAAAGATTTTTTAGCGTTATCTAAAGTTCTTGGTGTTGGAGATCAGTGTAGGTTTAAAAGGGAAATTTCACAGGTTAGAAACGCTGATCCTACTATTAATGATCTGGGGCAGATTCAGTTGCCTGATTTAGGATCTAAAGTAATTATTGGTGGTAGAGGAACTGGAGCATATAATAATGATTTTGTGGATAGAGAAGATTTAAGTGCTGCGGTAACAAATAGAGTTGGACCACAAATTGAAGTCATCAGTAATTTTGGTAGTCAAATTAGTGCGAATTATGTAGGATCTGCTCGCATTACTGCTAGTGGGACACTTAATATGCTAGGCAATCCTAGATATAGATTAGACCGAAATACTTCTGAAACTGAATTAAATATTGAAAATTTTCAGGGGCATCTTCATCAAGCAAATCAAACGTATCTAAACTATAGTACTACTCATCAAGTAGGTGGAGAAGGTGGTAAAGATAATGCATTAAGATTGGGAAATAGTGGAGCAGGTAATCAAACTGATTTTACTTTTGAGTCTGGTAGAGAATCCATTCATGATCATAGAGTTGAAAAACCAATAGCATATACTAGTAATTTTACTTATTCATATCCGCAAAAAGATATTGATATGTCTGGAGTACTTGCTACGGTTGACATTGATGTTAGCAATGATGAAAAATTAGATCAGTTGGTTACTCCTTTTATTCTTGTAGAATACATTATTAAGTTCTAAAAATGACTCAAGATTCTAGTTTTACAAGTAGATCTCCTAATAACCAAGGATTTAATGGTACATTTTATGAACCAAATTGGTCCAGTTTCATGAACAATTATAATATTGGGGGTCGTGATCCTGGTGGTTCTGGTTCTGGCACCAATAGAACATTTTCTTGGACTATTACTTTTTCAAATTATGGCAGACAAAGATTCTATGCCAATGTAGATGATAGTGGAGCGATTTATATTAATGGCAACTATGAAATGGGAATGGGTGGTTTTGGGGGACAAAGTTTAGTCACTACTTCAAATTACTATGGTCCTGGCACATATACTCTTAGTGCTACATCTATTAATAGTGGTGGTGGACCTTGGGGTATTGCTATAGATTGGGTTGGATTTATTCCACCCCCGCCTGTTCCTGGATGTACAGACTCTCGTGCTACAAACTATAATCCAAATGCAGATGTTGATAATGGAACTTGTACATATCCCACACCAGGTATTACTTTAAATTTCAATCCTACCGCTATTAAGAGAGGACAAACATCTACATTATCTTGGTCTGTTAGTAATTCTACATCCAGAACTTTAACTGGACAAGGTAATGTTGGAACATCTGGTAGTTTAAATTATAGTCCTAATAATACCATTAGTCGCACTCTATCTGCAACTTATTATGGTATTACAAGTGCTACCAGTACAAAAACTTTAACTGTTTATATTCCTCCTATTTTTAATATTTCCTCTAATAAGACCGAGATGATGCTTGGCAGTACTGCCAATATTTCTTGGACTACTAGTGGAGATGGTGGAGGATTAAATTGGACTCCTACTTTAACATGGTTGTCTGGTGGTCTTACTAATCTCAATTTAACTAGTAATTCAAACGTGAGTCCATCAGATACTACAGTATATACTGGAAGACTTTCTGGTGTCGGTGGAACAGATACAGGTAGTGTAACAGTTGTTGTTTATCAACCAGTACAATTATCTGTAGATCCTCCAACTAATTTAGTATATGGCAACCAGGGGACTATTAACGTTACCACAAAATATGCTACAGAGTCTATAACGATAACACCAACATATAATTACGATTTTGTTGGGTCTACTGTAGGACCGGCAGTTAATTTACCTGTTAATGATAGTGCTGAAATTGGAGGAACTCAATCCACCGCAACATATACTACAACAATACCTTATACAGATAGGGGACCATTAACTGTTGGATATGTGGTTATGGCAACTGGTAAACTGGGAAACTTT